AGAACCGTTTCCTTTTCTTGCCGCTTTGGCTTGCAGTTTTTCTTTAGCACCAACAAACTCAGCTATTGCACTACCAGCAGCAGCTATTTCTTTGCCGTTAGATACAGCCTGCTTTATAACTGCAAAGGCTGCATTTGCTGCTGCGAGTTCTGCTAACATTAGTAGACCTTTGTTTTCTCATCTACCACGACAGGCAAGCAGTAAGCGGTGATGTTTTTCCCTTGTCTAGACAGTCGTTGTGCAAAGTACACGCAGTCATCGACACTGCGAAAATACATATCATTGCTTTTGAGGCGTTTGTCCTCACCAAGCCCCATATAAACGAAAAGCAAGAACACATGGATCAACGGTCTTGTGTTACTGCACCTTTGGTCCGTTTGCGCCTGCCATTCATGACCGCGCCACAACCTCGGGCAACCGCAGTTCCGTTTTGTGCCTTTCCTCGAAAAGGTCTCTTTGAACGTGTGACTGTGACTTCCATGCCACCGTTTGCTCGTTTACTTTTCTTTTTCTTCCCGCCAGTCCCGTAGTTGGCTGCACCGACTTTCCTACATTTCGCGATGGCCCCGCTTGCGTACGCCGACGGGAAAACGCGATATCGCGCCTTAACTTTGTGATAGCATGCATCTTTAGGCATTCCTTCGTTTCCTTCTACCGGCGCAATGCGCTCTCTCGCTAAAGCCGCGAGGACGCTTGCAGTTCACTTTTGATTTGCGAGATTTGCTCCATTTCCGTTTCTGCGGAGGACTGGATATCTGCTTCCGCATCGATCCGCGCGAGATTGCCATTATCACTTCTCCTGATGAAGTCTTCCCATAGCGGCGTCAGCATAGCGTTGTTTGAGTCAACCTTTGCTGCGATTACAGCCGTGCGCTTATCAACCTCTATGAGGGTTGTAAGGATCCAAACCACAAGAGAAAGAGCCACCCCGCTAAGACCAACAACAAGGGTTTTAACCACGGTTTTTTCATCTAGCATTTCCATCTCCGCCGTGCCTGACGCAGTCGGCTGTTCGGATTCTTCGCAGCTTTTGGGAACTTTTTCATTTGCCCAGCAGAACGAGCACAGAAAGACTTACGTCTTTTTGCGGCTTTACTCCCAGGCTTCACTTTGCCTGTGACTGCGGTTTTAAGTTTAGATCCTGGGTTGGCTCTACGATATGCAGCCACGCCAGCCTTAGTCATTCCCGCCCCAGCTTTCGTGGGGCGGAAATTTTTCTTGTTTCTAGGCGGCATCTTGCTGGGTTTACGTGCCATGACGCTACCCAAAAAATGCAGTTATCGAATCGACGTTCGTTAGTGTCACATGACAGCCGTCTTCGAAGATTATCCCGTGATCTGGAATGGTGATCTGAGTGTCATCTCCTGCCACGAAGGTCATGGTCAGCAGAGTCGTGCCGGATCCACCGCCACTCCTGAACACAGCAGCAGGACTTCCACTGCTTGCGCTTCTGATGACGAACGACTTGAGTCGATTCCTGCCGCCAATCAAGCTACCTGTCGAGGTGGCTGTTTTAGCAATAATGGAGCTTGCCATCGCAACCTCCTATTAGCTATCGGCGAACGGTGTTGCCGCGCTGCCCGATCCTACAAGAACGCCCTGCACAAGATATACGTTGTCTTCGATTGCGGTGATCTCCACATACGAGCCTTTGTCGCCCCCAGTGGTCGTGCCGTTCATCGAAATAACGTCATTGCTTGCACCCGGCACAAAAGTCGAGGAGGCGTTGCTATCGCCCATGACCTCTAAAGAGCCAACAAACTTGTCTGTGCCGTCTGTCTTGATGTCACAATCAGACGAGTCTGTGCCTACAAAAAACGTATAGCGTGCGCCAAGTGTGTCTGTCGTGATTGTAGGAAGAGTGATCGCACCGTCTGCATCATTTACCTTGATGATGCGTCCAACGTGATCGTCATAAGTAAGAGTGGTTTCTGCGGTGATGTTAACCATCGCATTAGCACCCTGTGCGGTGAATCCGCGCTGGGACCGGACCGGACCCGAAAAGGTTGTCTTTGCCATGTTGTACTCCTGTCGTGGCAAGTGTCAGACCTCCAATAGGTCTGTCAGGTACTAGATTATAGTAACTCAAAAAAACAGGGGCTGCAATTGCAGCCCCTGAGTAACCAAACCTGTGCGAGTTTGGTTGGGAGGAACCTTACGCTCCTGGCGAACCGAACACACAACGTGGATCGGAGAAGCCAAAGGAGTAACGCTCACGAGCCTTGAACCGCATGTTACCGGTGTCGAAATCCGGGTCCATGTTGGTTGCTAGGGCAAGCCTTTCGAAGTGCTTGAAGCCGTTCGGGGCGTCCGTCTTGATGAAGAACGCATCCGTATCGGTTAGGAAGTCATTGACCACATAACCCTCCGGCAGCATGCCCATGCTCTTGACCGCGTTGATATCGTTATCGGCGCTGCCGACACGAAGATTCGATACCAACAGACGCTCGGCGATGAACTGAAGCTGACGCGGAATGATGAGCTTCATACCGCGAAGAGCAATGATCATGCCTCGCTCGTCAACGAACCCTGCGATGCTGATCAGGAAATCTTCCAAGGAAGTTTCATTCAGATCGGCTGCTGTCGAAGGCTCGTTGGCAAACGTGCCACCACTGGTCAGTGGGTGGTCAGTAGCACAAAGTGCCTTGCCATCACCACCAGCAGAAGCGCCTGCCGTGAACGCATTGTTAAGAACCGAAGCGGCCTTAACTTGCTTGGTGTGTGCCATAGAACGTGCAAGTGCACGAGTATAGCGGGATGCTAGACGGTCGTAGAGGTTGTCTTCCACCGCTTCTTCGGTGATAGAGAATCCCATTGCGATGGTCTCGTGGTTATACCTTGCGGTATACGCCTCTTGAGCATCGTCAAATGTGATACCGGAACCTTCCTGCTTAACAGGGGCGGCGCCGAAACCCGACAGCATGACCTCTTCCTCAAAGGCTCGATCTGATGCCTCTGTGTCATAGATCTCTGCATGCTGACCTTCGTAGCGATTGTATTCCATACCGAAAAGAGCGTTAAGACCAGGCTCAAGCTCTTTCGCGAGTTGTGCGCGACTAATAGCCATGACTTACCCTCCTTTAGGAAATCGCCGCATCGGCATCAGCACCGAGCAACGCGTGGTTGTTGATCTTAACGATGTAAGACACACCAGCAGCGGAGTGGTCGGAGTTGTCCACATCCTCATGAATTCCAAGAATCATCAGAGGATTTGAAGGATCCGTATCTTCTGCTGTTGAGATATCTATCTTTGTCGTTGAGATACCCGTGGTGGTGTTGCCGGAAGCACCATCTTCAAGTTCTGCTGTCTTAAAGATATCGGCCTTTGCAGTCGCACGGTCTGTGTTTGTTCCATCTGATGCAACGATAAATCTTTGCATTGGATTGTCGTACACAAATCCGAGGATATCAAAGTTGGTGTTTGCACTTCCAGAGCCAGGCCAAGTGTTCGAAAACTTTTTCTTGCCTGTGGTAGCATCTACATATTCACAACCAGCAAACACACCTACATGCTGAACCGTGTCGCCGGTAGCACTGGTGATTTGGATTGTTCCGCCGGTAAGCTCCGCTTTAACCAGAGAACCTTGGAAAATCGCGCTTGCATCGCTAGCTATGAAGTATGCATTCGTACCTTGAGTAGCTGGTGAGCTACCAAAGGTATTTATCGGCTTCAAGCCGAAGGCAACATTAGTGTTTGCCATTTGTACACCTCATTAGTTATTCGGAAGGCTTGCCTCCGAAAGTTACACGACTTTGCCTATCACTATGTATAGGCATTGAGGGATGCTGTTCCCTCATAAGGTTTTCATCAACGGCTTTCATCTGGTTGCGGGTCTGGTCCCGGTAGTATTCAGTTCTTTCCTCGACCGTTTCTTCAGGTATCCGGCACAGCATCAAGCCGCCAACACCGATAACACCTGCATTCTTCCCCTCTTCAATGACCGGATAGTTCTCCGCAAGATCAGGATATTCATCCGCTCTGACTGGCTCCCAGCCCTCACGCATCTTGGCGTGCACATTCGTCTTGTCGTCCTCACCCCGAAGAGCAGTTCTGACCCAACGATGCTGAAACCCAGCCGGAGCCTCGGGAGCTTCCAGCTTTGATGGGGGTGCCCAAGGCTTACGCCTTTGGGTCTTTGCGCGACTTGTAGCTTCGCGTGACTTTCTATCGGCCATGTCTTACTCCTTCACGTACTTCGCGTATTCTTCAAGCGGAACATTCAACCGTTTCGCAATCGCAATCTGCGAAGGTGTCAGTTTGACCGTCCTGCGCCCCTTGTTAGCCGGCGCTTTTGACGCCGTGGACTCAGCAGAAGCGACTCTGGGTCCAGTATCACGTTTTGTTTCTGCAAACCTCTGCGGAAACGCATCGCGAACTCTCTTATCTAACTCACTATAGTAGTCATCAGAGGTCGGGTCAAACCCATCCTCCTCCACAAGCTGTCTATGAATGCCAAAAGCTGCGTATGTCATGGTCTGATCGTTGCCAAACCACTCGTTTTTCTCAGCCCAAGCCTCGGCTTTGGGGTCTGGAGGGGGTGCAGACTGCTGTGTTGGCTGTTGAACCGGCTCTTGATCCGGCTCTGGACGAGCTTTTCGCTCTTCTGCGCGCCGATTTGCCTCTTGATGCCGCGCTTTATCAAGCGCGATCTGACTAATCCGCTCTTGCGCTGCAAACATAGCGTCTGCATCGCCTTCATCGTATGCTTTTTTGTACGCTTCCTTGGCAGCGGCGGCGTCAGACTCAAGTCTGCTGCCAAATTCACCGACATACGCCTGATCTACCTTGTCCAGACGTGCGCGAAGCTCTTCATTCTGCTTCTTTACCGCCTCGGCGTACTCAATAGCAGCCTGTCTTTGACGTTCTTCCTCACGATACTTGCTCGTGATCTTTGAAATACGCCGTTTTACAGACTCTGAGTATTGTTCTAACTCATCATCGTCAGATTTCT